ACCCATAACTCCAGGAGAAATTGATACTGTTATATTACAACACAACTTGATGTCTCAGAAACTAATAAAACCTGCCTATGTTTCAGATGAACAATGGAACTCAGTAAAACAAAGATTAGATTTACAGAAAGAGTTCTTGACTACACTAAAATCTGCTCGTGATCCTGATAATCTGTTAACTGACATGGTTTCTCAGATGATGCAGAGCGCAGAGACACCTGAAGATGCTATGGCTGTAGCAGCCGCCTCTGATCCAAGTAATCTAGCAGCTACTCTAGGTGTCAATATACCAGAAGTTATGAATAAAGTAGCTTCAACTGCATTTACAGATAACAACTTCAAGAATAGAGGTAAGTTAATAAACGATTTACAGGAAGTAGATGTAACTGAACCTGTCAGTGGCAACTCTACTTTCACTATAGACACTGCTCCATCATTTCTAAAAGATCACGTCAATGATGATCCTAAAACTATGCAAAGAAACGTAGAAGCAGGGTTAGAGATGATTAAAAACATCAAGCCTATGGAACTTCAAAGTGAAGGTGCTATAAAACAGTTCTACAACTCTACAATGTCTATGGCTGCAGGTATGTTGTCAGATAAGCAGTTCTATTCCTCAAATACAATGTCTAAAGTATTTAACAATCCTAACTTAGAACAAGCTTTAAGTATGGTTGCCTCAGTAGATCGTGAAGCTGCAGATGAAATACGTATATCTTTACGTAGTGTTGCTAACTTACAAAGAACAGCGTTGAAAGCTAACCTACAGAGTATGGAAAATGCTATGAGTGGTGCAGTGTGGGATGAGCAAGATCAAACATACTACATAACTGGTGACTCAGGTAAGTTTCTAAACATGCCTAACTCTGCAATCTCTGGTGAAATGACAGATAAAGGTTTCAAGATAGCATCTTATAGTACTGTATTTCCTGAAGGATATAAAGAAGCTGTTGATAGGCGTAAATCAATTAAGATACTTGATCGTGCTATAAATAATCTATCTGTAGAAGGTGCAGAAGTAGAGACTACAACACCACAGACTGAAACAATAGAAGGTATTACTTACAGTTTACCTGAAGATGTACAAGCAGATACTGAGTTCTTGAATGAAGTTGTTCGAGTATCAGAAGAAGTCGGTGTAAACCCTGATCAATTAATATCTGTAATAGACTTCGAAACAATAGGGTCTTTCTCTCCTAGTGAAAAAAGTGGAACGTCAAGTGGTACAGGTCTGATTCAATTCTTAGAAAAAACAGCTAAAGAGTTAGGAACAACTACTCAGAAACTGTCTCAAATGACTCGTGCAGAACAGATGGTTTATGTAGGAAGATACCTTGCTAAGTACGAAGGAAAGATAAAGAACACAGGTGACATCTACATGGCTGTTCATTGGCCTAGAGGTGTAGGTGAATCTGATGATTATGTTCTTTACAGAAAAGGTTCTAAAGCATACAGGGCTAACTCAAGTCTAGATAAATCAAATGATGGCACAGTAACTAGAGGTGAAGCATTAGCAAGACTAAGAGATGTAACTTCTAATAAGTTTACGGACGTACAAAGAATAGCAGAGCAAGCTATAGAGCAGAGTGGTGAACTTACAAGTAGTCCAAGGCCAGTAGCTAGACCAGATATTAGAGAAGAACCTTTTCCTGTAACAGAAAGCCCACGTCCTCGACCTAGAGGTACACCTACGTTTGAACAATTTAAAACACTTAATGCTGACATATTACAAGGACTCTCTGAAGAAGAGTTGCAAGGAATATATCAGCGTAACTTTGTATCAATGGAGTAATAAATGACATTTAGATTAAGTCAAAGGTCAGTAGATAGACTCGAAGGAGTACATCCAGATATGACTGCAGTAGTTGAGAGAGCTATACAACTTTCTAAAGTAGACTTCGGAGTGACGCAAGGAGTCAGAACCTTAGATGAACAAAAAGCTAATGTAGCTGCAGGAAGATCACAAACCATGAGGTCTAAACACCTACTACAAGATGATGGGTTTAGCCATGCAGTAGACGTAGTGGCTTATGTAGGTCCAGACGTGTCATGGGAACTAAACTTGTATGATGACATCTGTGATGCTTTCAAAGAAGCAGCCAAAGAAGTAGGGTGTAGTATAAAATGGGGAGCAGCTTGGAGTGAAGGTGACATAAGAACCTATCCAGGAACATCAGAAGATGCTATGATGGCTTATGTAGACCTAAGACGTTCTCAATCCAGAAGACCTTTCATCGATGCCCCACATTTCGAGAAAATGTAATGGAGATGCTTGAACTTATAATGCAGTGGTTAGTCGCTCCTTTAGCAGGAATTGTCTGGTTTTTGTTTATGAAGTCAAGTAAGAACGAAAGAGACATTGCAGTACTACAAGCACAGTATGAAGCTAATAGATTAGCCTACGACAGAGAGATGAAAGAACTAAAAGAAACTGTCAAGGCAATATTCAATAAACTAGATAGTATAGAACAAGCACTAAGAGAAAAGTAATGGACCCAGTAAGTTGTGTTATGATGGCATCAGGTGCTTTCAAAGCATTGAAAGGTGCTATTGGTGCAGGTAAAGACTTGCAGGAAATGACAGGTCAGCTTGCCAATTGGGGTAAAGCTTTCTCTGACTTTACTAACTTAGAGGAACGAGAAAAGAACCCACCTTGGTGGAAGCAGACGTTTAAAGGCAGTGACGAAGAGACTGCTCTAGAGATATTTGCTAACAAGAAGAAGATGGAACAAATGAGGGCTGAGATAAAAGATCATATATCTTGGAACTATGGTCCTAGTGCGTGGGAAGAAGTCTTACAGATTGAAGCTAAAATGCGTAGACAAAGAAAAGAAGAACTTTACAAGAAACAGGAGAGAGTAGATGCGATTATTAATTTCGGTATCGGTGGTGTTATGTTTATCCTTGGGGGCGGCTTGCTACTATTGGTATTCTACTTCATCGGCAAACAACAAGGTAGATGGTGATGTGGTTCCTAGTGTGGATGCAGTTCATAGTGGGAACGAATGAGTTCGAGTACTACCAAGTAGGTACATACGGATCAGAAGAAGCCTGTAAAGAAGAAATGGTAAGAGCAAGGGTGATGGTAACGAATAGTAAGTCAGCGGTACATTGCTTTGAGGTTGATAGAAGTAAATAATAAGTTTGTAGTATATGATAAGAACGGTAATGTTATAATAATTACTCGTAGTAAAAACATTGCTATAAAGTATGCGAGGAATAATGGCACACACGGTAATTGATGATTGGAAAATTATACCAAGGCTAATGATGTTGGCTGTAACTATACTAACATATCAGGCTGTTCATTGGTATATGGCTTTACCTGATCCGACAATACAACAGTCAGGTCTGGTGTCAGTCTGTATGGGTGCTCTGACAGGGTGCTTTGGTATATGGATGGGTAAAGAATCTAAGACAACAGTAACTCCAACGAGGGTAATCCATGAGGAATCTTATAGCAAGTCTGATTCTAGGTAGCCTACTAGCAGGTTGCATGTTGAATCCTATGAACCTACTTGGTGGTGGAGGTGGGCCTAGTGTCAATGCAAATACACAGGCAGGTAAAACAAACTCACAGACAGTAGGTAACTCTACAAACACAGACCAAGAGATTAGCCTACAGAGTCTTGAAGGGAACCTAAATCAAAGTAACGATAAGAATAAAGTAAGTACTGATAGTGTGGAGAACATAAATATAAATGAGATTCCACCTTGGGTATTGATACTTCTAGTACTAGGTTGGTTAGCACCTAGTCCACAGGAGATGGGGCGTGGTTTACTTACTCTTATAGCAACACTAAGGGGGAAGAAAAATGGCAGCACGACTTAACAAGTCAAAGATGAAGTGTAATAGTCCTAGAGCTACACCCAAACATCCTACTAAATCTCATGTAGTAAAGGCTTGTGTCAATGGAAAAGAAACTGTTATCAGGTTTGGTCAGAAAGGTGTCAGAGGAAGCCCTAAAGGTTCAGCTAGGAATAAGGCTTTTCGTGCACGACATGCTAAGAATATTAAAAAGGGAAAGATGAGTGCAGCGTATTGGGCTGCTAAAGTAAAATGGTAAAAAGGATAAACACAATGAAGACAACTACAATGGCTATTAGTATAGTAGCGGCAATGGGCTTTCTTACGATAATGGCAACCAAGGTATCGTCTAAAGACTTTTCTATTGCAGGGCAAACACTATCTATTGGTGCAGAGACTGACTTAAACTACACGACAGGTGTAGAGGATTGGGTATGGGAACTGACTCCATCTGCAGGAATAAATGCATTAGGTATTGGTTTAAGTGTAGCTACTGATATTGATATGTTAGAGCTAGACGAAGGAGACATTTTTCAAGGTCTAGACTTTACTGCTGATTACGAAGTACCTAGTACAAACATCAACCTATATACTGAAGTTTCAACAGATGCAGACCTAGAGTTTGGTGACGTAACTGTAGGGGCTAAGTTTAGTTTCTGATGTGGTTAGCTATAGTAATGTTCTGTATGTCACCTACCAATTCAGCAACGTGTACTCTGACAGTCAACAATGAAAACTTATACAGAACTAGAGAAGAGTGTCGTATAGAGATGCGTAATATGGTAGATATGTTTATTTCAAGAGGTGTCTTTTCACAAGGTACATGTGTAGAAATAGGAGTTTCAACATGAAGATAGTAAAATGGTTATGGAGATATTTAAAAAGAATAGGGTGTGCAATCTTAAATAAGAATTGTGGTCCTGATTGTAACTGTAAGGTAGGTTAGTATGGCAAGTCCTACACCTACAAAACCTGCTCTGTGGTCTAGAGCCAAGGCAGAAGCTAAGAAGAAGTTCAAGGTCTATCCTTCAGCATACGCAAATGCTTGGGCTGCTAAGTGGTACAAGTCTAAAGGTGGTGGTTGGAAAGGCAAGGACAACAGAGTAAAGAAGAAGTGATATGGCTAAAGAAGGTCTAGGTAAATGGTTCAAAGAGGATTGGCGTGATGTCAAGACAGGTAAAAAGTGTGGAAGGTCAGGGAAGAAAGATAAACGCAGAGGCTACCCTGCGTGTAGACCTAAAGCAGTTGCAGGAAAAATATCAAAGAGTGAAGCCAGAAAGAAAACAGGACCAAAGAGAGTCAAGTGGTCAGTGACAGCCTCTGGTAAGAAAAGAAAAAAGAAATAAAATAAACCCCCTTGGATTTCTCCTTGGGGGTTTTTTCTTTACTTATGTGTATCAGTCCATCTCTTGCGTAGTCTATTGAGATACCAGATAGCTTTGTCTATATCTTCTAAACCATTCTTGTACTCGCAACGCCAGAGATACTTGAGAACATTGGCAGCGTGTGGTGCTATACTACCAGACATATTCTCAGTCATAGCTTCGATAGCTTGTATACATTCTATCCCACTATGGTTGTAGTGGACAGGGTTGTTGACTTGATCTGGACCGTTCTCACTACATTCACCGCATACACCATCATCATCTAACAACCTCTCACACCATTCACAATTAGCCATCCAATCTCCTATGCTGATATGTCTACAATCTCACATGACTCGCCAGTACATGCAAATGTTTGACTAGACTTAGTTGTGTCTTCTAACTCATACTCTGATAACTTAGTCCAATCAATACTCTTAGGCATTGTCTTAATAAGTTCTTTGTAATCATCTTTAGTACACTCTTGGTAAGGTGCTTGCTGATAGATGTGATCATCGTATGGTAAGAAACTTACACCAGACATCTCATCGAAGTGCTCGTAAACAAATGCACCTACCTGAAACCATTCATCTTTCTTGACGTTGATTGTCACGCTAGGTTTGTGCTCACACCAATGGCGTTGATAAGCTAACCACGTTTCTAACTGATCGATAGCTGACAAGTCAGATGTTACTACAGCATTGGTTGGTGCTTGTACTGGAAAGCTAAACACTGTAGTCTGATCTGGTTTGTAAACACATGGCTCACTTGGTATACCTTGATCTTTCATAAACTGAGTGAGAGGGTCTTTGTTGTCACCTCTTACTGTTCGTACATAATAAGGACTATACCTAGCATGAATACCAGAAGAAGAGTCAACAAGTTGGGAGACAGTTCCCGATGGTTTGTTGCAACTTATAGCTGTACTACAGTTAATACCAAGACGTTTAGACCACTCATCATTAGTAGCTACTGCAACTTCACGTAAATACTCAAGAGTCTTATCTAATCCTTTGTTCTTTAAAGTCATAAGTGGGTTGTCTTGGACTCCAGTTAATGACACACCAAGCAGTCGTTCTTCTTCTGTATTTCTCTGCCACACTTTACGCAAGTAGGGGAAGTTGGTGTATGTGGATTGGATAGTTCCCAGTATTGTTGCCAAACGGACTTTTCGCTCCAGATCGTCCACAGTATCCGTAGCCCTGACAACAACCTCTGTAAGATTACAGAACTGATACGGCCTAAGAATAATCTCACTACAAGGATTAGTTCCGAAGTCGTAGTTAGGATCACGTCTACCATTCTTCGCAGCTTGATTCTTACTTGCTTGTCTATTGAATACACCTCTCTCTCCACTTCCTGATTCTACTAATGCCATCCACTCACGCATAAATGAAAGACTATCTGGTTTCTCTACGTATGCTACACTGTTGTTAGCTAAGTATCTATGAGCAGGAAACTCACCTGACTTAGCGTGTCGCATTTTATCATCGGATAGGTTAGACAGACTGATCATAGCACTACGTCTAACACCACCTACTACTACAACCTCACCTATCTTACACATGATGTCGTGTGCTTCGATACTTGATAGCTTACGTCCTTGTGCTTCTTTGAATACATGAACTACAAAGTTAAACAAGTCAACCAAAGGAGCAGGTCCACTAGCACGTCCACCAAACGTCTTCAGTCTAGCACCTGCAGGTCTTACCCTACTAACGTTCCACTTAGGAACCTCACCACTATAGAGGAGAGCAATAACTTGTCGAAGAGCTTTAGCCCACCCTTCCTTACTGTCCTTTACCACAATGGTAGTATCACTCTCGAAGAGTTCTGGTATCTCTGGAAGCTTAGAAACGAACTGCCTCTCGACACTGAACCCAACACCAGTACCACAGAGCAGAATAAACATAGCCTCGTCGAAGGACTTAGGATCATCTACGGGTAGGTAACTACAGTTGTACCCTGCAGTGTTGTCTCTGTCCAAGGCTGCACCTGCAGTCATCATTGCTCTCATACTTGGCATTACTTCGAGAGATAGTATTGCTTGTTCTATCTCATTACAAATACTAGAATCTACCAACGAACGAACAACATTAAACATGTATCGATTTACTGTCTCACCCCATGTCTCACGTCTTTGTTCTTCATCCAACCACCTAGCGTAGCGTGATGTGTGAATGAATGCTTGGTAGTCTGTTGGTAGATAATTACTCATCTTTCGTCACCATCCCCTTGTATAGTTCCACGTTCTTTACGATCATACAGTTTCTCTAGATTCTTCATAGCTACATCGTGTAGTTGTATGTTTAAATCTTTAGACAGCATAGCTGCATACCACAAGACATCCCCTATCTCAGATGCAATAGCATTTTTATCTAGGTTATCATCTCGTAACATCTTCTTTACTTTGTTAGCTACCTCACCTGCTTCACCTGCTAGTCCAAGTGCAGGGTAAAGTATCTTGTGATTATGTTTGTACATTGCAGTCTTAGCTGCAGCACTCTGATACTGACCAAGACTCATCATGTCTTTGTAAACTTCTTTGTAGTATTCCCAAGATTCACTTATCATATTCTAACTCCTCTTCTAGTATATCAAATGGCATGTCCTTGAAGAAGTAATCCCCCAAGTCTATGTCTCCTCTTTCAATCAACAACCCAAGAACAACGTTCTCTGTTATATCATTCTGTTCTAATAACTGCGCTAGTCCATAGCTTTCTATTAGTAAATCTAATTGCCCCTCGTAATCAAACATCCTTCCCCCCATAGAGTTTACGGATGGTGCTTAGTGAAATAAACTCAGGCTCATACACACCGTTCTCTAGTTCACGCTTTACTACAACACCCTTCCACCATTCATTGTTTGACTGCCCTGCCCATGACTCTTCAGAGCCTTTGAAACACCCTGCGACAAGCCCGATAATCGAATTAGGATGTGCAGAATCTTTGAAATACATACTACGTTTATGACTGTGACCACAAGTAGAACTGTGATTCCTGTTTTGTAGTAAGGTGTAAGCATGATGAACACCAGAGACAGGTGTGCCATAATTACCTGCGCCAAAGAAATGAGCGTAAGATACGCCATCGTAATCAGCGATACTGGGGGCTGAATTACGGTACTCATGGTATTCGTCAAACCATTGCTTCGTTTGAAGATGCCCGAAGGAAATCCCGTACTTCTCTCCCTGAAGTCTTGGGTCATGGGCGATAGCTTTCTTGACTCTATTCTCATGGTTGCCCTCGAACCCTATCCAGTATGGACGCTTTCTTTTGTGATGTCTGAACTTCCAACGTAACCTCTCTTGTGAATCGTTGTAGTGGTTGATGTCACGTTCATAACCTTGAGACACTATTGCTTGAGGATACTTTGTATCAAAGCTATTCAAGCTACGCATGTCAGCACCATCACCTAAGTCTACAACATAGTCTGGTTTCAAGTCGTAGATAAATGCACCTAGCCAATCGAATCTTTCATTGCTTGTTCCTGGATCAGCGTGAGCACATGTATAAACTAATACTGTTTTTCTTTTTCTAAGCATCATATAAATCGCTGTTCTCTATAACAACACCTTCTATAGTTCTATTCACTCTATTAGATTCTTCGTAAGCTTCATCAAACGTACTGTATAACATTTCTGTTTCTTCTACCTTACCATTGAACTCAGATAAGTAAACAACACAGATAGGGTTATCTCCTGTAGTGTTATCAATTAGTTCAGGATACTCAAATGGTTCTCGAATAACTTTATGTAAAGTAAGCTTCATCTCTTTGGTTCCTTTAGCCATGCTTCAGGTATATACCTGTCAGCGTATTTAAAATCATACTTGTTACACCACATACCATACGTTGTTTTACTTCCTTTGTAAAGCTTTGATTTACTATTTGTAAACACAAACCGTATATCTAACTCAGGGTATTGGCTACGAACTGCTAGATGTTTGGCACGATCAGGAGATATAAACCTTCCTTTAGTTTCAATGATTATGCCGTTGTCTAATACAAAGTCAGGAGTGTAAGTCTTAGTCTTTGGGTCTACCCATTTGATCTTTAGTTCTTCATAAGTAAAACCTATCCCTCTTTTCTTTAAGAACTTTGCAGTGTCTTGTTCTAGTCCTGATCTGTAACCTGCTCTCAATGCTCTCTGTCTTACTTTAATTTTCATCCATTGAAACCTCTGGCACTTTAGGTTCTGATCTTACATCTACTAAGAACACAGGACCATAGCTGTAGATAAACTTACGTGCTTCAGGCCAACACTTCTTCTTGAACTCACAGTAGCTGCACATCATTGGTAACTTAGAGTTAGGACTTGTCTTGGACTGAGGTACTTTCTGTTGACGCTCTGCAGTTAGATCACCTGATACAAGTTCTTTAGCATCAAGCATCTCCTGTTCTTTAGTCTTTAGTTCCTTAGTGAAGTCATAGACATCAAGACATATGTGACCATTCTGTTTGTCGATAACTAGGAAAGCACCTTGCGTTTTGTTAGTAACCTTATCATCGTCCTTACCTGCATAGACGTAGCTACTTAATTGACTGATGTACCCAAAAGGATCATCATTACGCAAAGTACCTTCCTTGAACTTCTTGAAGGCGTATGGACTACAAGACTTGACATCAACAGTCATGCCATCAATCACCGCATCACGATGTCCTTTGATACCATGCACGTCTAGTCTGTCTTGTTGTCCTTTTACATCATGCCCTGCAGCTACAGCTATAGTTAACGCAAGCTCTTCTATCATGTCACCATAAAAGAACTTTAGTAATGCGTTATACTCTAAAGGTATAGCTTCTTCAGGTGTGTTTACTTTGTACCATAGTTTCCTTTTACATGGTGTTCCAATAGAAGATAGAGACAGGTAGCCTCTTGGTTCTTGCGGTTTACTGAATCGCTTGTTAGCTACAAGAGCAATGCTGCGGCCTAGAATAGAACCTTGTGTTCCAGACCACCCACCTTGACCCTTGATAACCTCTTGCATGTCAGCAATTAGTGTATCAATGGTTTTCATTTAGAATCCTACTGCTTCGTTCTCTTTGACGTACTCTTCTAGTTCAAGAACTTTAACACCAACTAAACTGGTACGACTGTACTGTTGACCATCACTTCCAGTAAAGGTTGTGATTAAATTAGTACACTCAGCAAGAGTTCCGTTACCGATTACACCCATGTCTTCAGTCCAAGTATTATCATCCTTGTCTGTAACCTTTGGTGCTCCACCTGCTTGTGGAATCTCAGTACCATCCTTCTTGATAACTTTATGTGGACGTACAAACTTGACTACAATCTCACCATCAATCATACGATTCTGATTAGGTTGCTTCTGAGAACCTGAATCCTTGAGAGACTTCATACCCTCTTTATCTAGGATTTGATTAACAGTGTACGCTCCCTCAGACTTCTCGTATGCTCCACCGTACCCTGTTAGATCACGGTTCTCTTCGTTGAGTCGAGGCCATTCGATTTGACCTACAGTTTTTACTTCTTTGTATATTGTCTTAGGCATGGGTTATCCTTCCTTTTATTAAAGCCATACTTATATGTTACTATATAATTTTATTAGTGTCAAGTGTTAATGTGTATCTTTCCAAGATTTTCCTATCGAAGATTCACCTTCTAGTGGACACATGATTCCTAGATGTAAACCTGCCCACTTGATTGCGTCACGTTGTATCTCTCCTAGTCTTTCAGCTACATCTAAACCACCTCTCACTTGTGTTTGCCATTCGTCATGTACCCAAGTACATATCTTGTAGTCTATCTTTTCTTTGTCTGCTATCTCTCTCCATCGTCTTGTTGCATACTTCATTACTAGAGTCTCACCGTTCTGCAACATACCTGCTAGTGTCTTGTGTTGGTTAGGTACAAAAACCTTGCGTCCATCGTATGCCTTGAAGTAACCACGTTCAGCTATGTCTGGTATCACTATGCTACGTAGTCTAGATAAACCTTCAATGCTATTCGTAAAGTTATGTACTGCTCTATTAGCTTCTCTTGTATTTGTCTTTAGTATTTGTGCAATCTTTTGTGTACCTGCTCCAAGTAAGAACGCATAGATAAAAGTCTTAGCCATGTCTCTTGTAATATTCTTCAGACCCAATGCCTTACGGTTGAGGTTATGTATGTCCGTATCTTCTTCTTTCTTTCCTTCGATAATCGCCTTAACGTACTGCTTACTCTCCATGATGTCAGCCAGTATCCGAAGTTGGATTCCTGAAGCATCCGTACCCACAAGATAGCAACCGTCAGGTGTTGTCCATAAATCTCTGAAGTCTCCATCATAATCTTTCTTCACTCTCTCTACTGCACTCTTCGGTTCACCATGAAAGACACTTGGTATGTTACCCATGTTCGGGTGTCTGTGTGCCATACGTCCTGTCCATGAACCAATGTGTAAAAACTGTCCGTGTATACAACTGTCATTGCTATTTGAGAAAGCCTGTATCCACTCAGCAAGTGTGCTTCTTCTTCCCTCCAGTGTTAACCATTCAGCTAAAGCTTGAGCACCTTCAGGGGCATCGTCAGGCAGTGTCTTGAGGTTCTCCTCAGATACAGTCCAACCATAGTAACCGTAGTGCTCTAGTTTTTCATTGTTGTCTTCTCGTATAGCTTTGATGTGTCCTTTCGTTTTATCTGTAGGTTTCCACCCTGCTTCCCATAGTCTTTCTACTCTGTGCTTTGTCGATCCAGGATTGAACGATACGTAGTCGTAACACTCTAGCATATCCTCTTCTATCTTAGTCTCAGGAAACTCTTCGAGTGCTTTCTCTACGTTCTTAAACAAACCACCGTCTTCTCTGACTCTGTACTTGATAGTCTTTATT